CCAGATACTGCACCTGTAAATGTTGCACCCGACAATGCTGCAACGTCTGCGACTAAAGCAACCGTACCTGTAGCATCTGGGAGTGTGATTGTTCTATCTGCAGTTGGATCTGTGACTGCAAGAGTTGTCTCGAAATCATTGGCGGTTGTGCCTTCAAAAACCATACTTCCACTATTGAGTGTAAGTCCTGCAAATGTTACGCTTGCAGAGGTTGCTACGTCTTGACCAATGGACAATGAGTGAGTTGTTCCCTCACCTGTTGTTGCTGCAGAAGAAGTAACGCCAGTTCCACCAGTTATTGTTGCTACATAGTTTCCTGAAGTATTTGTTCCAAGTGCAATTTCTATAGTAGTTGAAGCTGCTGCGGTCAAACGACCTTGGGCATCAACGGTAAAAGTTCCAACTGAAGAAGCAGAACCATAAGATCCACCAGTTACTGCAGTGTTGTCAAGGTCCAAAGTAAGTGTGTCAGTTGCAGAAGCTGTCGACGTTAAACCAGTGCCACCAATTATTCTAAAGGTATCTCCACCAGAAATTGTTAAATCTGCACCGCTGTCTGCATCAACTGTAAATGAAGTTGAAATAGAAGCTGTTCCAGCTGCCGTTAAGCGACCTTGAGCGTCAACAGTAAAGGTTGGAATTGCACTAGCAGAACCATATGATCCAGCTGTAACTGCTGTATTGTCAAGGTTAATAGTTACAGTGTCTGTAGTTCCAGCTACAGATGAAAGGCCAGTTCCACCAGAGATTGTTAAAGTGTCTGTTCCTGTTGTTATCGTTTGATTTGTGCCACCGTCACCTGCAACAGTAAATGTAGTTGAAACTCCACTAATTGCAGTATCAACATAAAGCTTAGTAGCTGCATGTGCGTTAGAAGATGGTGTTGCAATTGAAAGCGTTCCAGAAAATGTTTTATTTCCAGTTATCGTTTGCGTTGTACCAAGAGTAGTATAAGCTCCATAGCCTGCAATCGCTATAATACTAGTTGCGGCTCCTCCCGCTCCACCAGTACCTGTTCCGTAGTAAAGGGTGTTATCTGCTTCATTAAACGCTAATTCTGCGTTTTGTAGGGTTAGACCATCAACCCCAGCTGCGCCAGCAGATGACCTTCTTTTGATTCTAATTGTATTAGCCATTTTTAAAAATTTCCCCCATCGGTAAGGTTAGAGTCGGCATAGTTGACCCACTTTGACCCATTATGCCTAAGTATATTACCTGAAGCAACAGAAGTAATAGTAACGTCACTTAGGCCATTTAGAGCTTCAGATGCTTGTATTCTATCTTTAATGGTCAAATGAGAGCCTGCTGGGTTAATTCCAAGAATAGTTTGGACAGCTTCCATTGCATCGTTTATATTTGCATGCTGTTGCGCGTGAGGTACTGTGGCAGAATTTAAAGTATCTGTAGCAGTTGGATTAATCAAGACATCTAAAGAGTTGGGGTAATTTGTAGCCATTGTATCTTCCTATAATGATAATATTTTTGTAGAATTATTTTCCCAGACTATAGATAAACTAGAGTCTAAGGGTGAACCAGTAAATGGTAAATTTAATCCAGTATCTATATAAAATAGTAGTCGAGAAGTAGCTGGATTCCCCGTAGATTGAAATAAAATTATTGCTTCAAATGTTGTGTTAGCTTGTAGGTAAACTGATATATCATCAGCATCTATAACCCCAAGAGCATTGGTCACGCCACTGATTGCACTGCTAGTGGCAGCAATAGCGTTATTGGCTACGGAAGAGAGAAATTCGTGGGATGATTCTGAAGCAGTGTAGTTTGCTGTTTTTACAAATAATAATTTAAATTGATTAGAAGAAAAATTTATCTGTCCATTTAATATTGCTTCTTTTGCTTTTTTGTAAACAAAATTAGACATATTAAATACCTATATCTTTAGATATTATAATTCTATATTTATAGCCAGTTTCATAATACTCTTTGTCATTTGGGTAAAATACAGGAGTAGCGTCTGGAGATGGCATGTCTAAGTAAACTTCTGGTTCCCAGGAATGGATTGAAACATTAGCTGTAACAGTTTCCCACCTAGATGGGATTCTTTGGATCTTCTTCCTCTGTACCTTGAAGTAATCATTATTAAGGAAGTTAGAAGCTGGGCGAGCATTGAATGTAATTGTAACTCTGCCATTATTGTGTGAATTATCTAAATAGAATGAACCGTTTTCCGGATCTATTGATTTTATAAAAAAATTAGGATTCTTAGCAATTATTTGAACAGTGGAGAAGGCATCTATTCTTAAAGATTTATCTTCAATTAAAATCTCTTCATAATCAGGTTCTTGGAATGAAGTTATGTTTGCTATTACTGTAGAAGGAGTTGCGTCATCGTTCTTTGTAAAAACTATACTCTCTGATGGTATTTTTTCATTTACAGCGTCAAAAAGATTTGTTACTTTTATTTTATATTCTTTATTGGCGGTTAACTGCTTGTCCCAAAATAATCTTAATGTTCTAGAGATTTGATTATAGTCAGTAATTGTGTTAATAGGTGCAAATGGACTATTTACAACAATTGGAGTTGCATCAGTGCTTTCTACCGTAAAGTTTGGATTAATTAAAGTACTGATTTTAACAGTTCTACCAAACTTAATTATTACTACGTCAGCGTCTACACTAGCGTGCTCTATTAAATATAGTGCCACATTATCTCCTTATTCCTCTGTACATTTAGTAACCTTATTTAGAAAAAGAATAAGGGACGGTAGTTACCTACCGTCCCAAATCCCTTAGGTTTAGTCACCAAGGTGACCGTAACTATAATTGTCCTAAGATCAGGCTGTTTCGTTAGTAACGAGAACCTCGTAGTTACGGCTGAGGTTAACATTCTTAGCAACAGTGATACCCTCACCATCGCCAAGCATTACGATGTCGTAGCGCTCTTTCATCTTCAATTGACGGATGTCACGTGAAGGATCATCGAACTGGTCGGTGGACATATCGTCCTTGACCAACAATGAACCAACTTCGTTTCTATCGATCAAGAAGAGGTCAGACTTAGCTGATGTAGCACCGCTCTTAGCTGTGAAGCTTACGAATGGTGAGACAAGGACATTAAGGCCCATAGGTGCAGTTGCGTTAAGTGCGCCATCTGCATTCGATGGACGGTAGCCCCAACTTGTATTGACCGCAGATGCTGCTCCACCGTAGTGGAAGATTGCATCCTTAAGGAATACTGACCACATCAATGGGTGAAGAATGAAGTCGGTTGGAACATGCTTTTCTGCCATGAGAACTGCTGCCATGTCGACGATATCGTCCCACGTAATGGTGTCATTGAAGGCACCGGTAATGTCACGACCAGTTGTGTCATCATAGGAACCGCTGTCATTGTCGAAGACAATTGTTGCGGCGTCTTTGAAACGACTTAGTGCGATCTGCTCTTTCAAGCGAGCCATTGCACGACCTGCTGCGCGGACGTGAAGACCAACAATGTCCCAAAGGGAGTCAGCAATGACTTCCTCTGTGAAGGAGAGCTTAACGCCCTTCTTCGAGACTTTGCCTTCAATCTGCTTCGCAAATGCGAGTGACTGCTCTGGGTACTCTTGTCCTTCAGGGATCTCTGCTGCTTGGATTGCATTAACTGCTGGGAATTCTAATGAACGGCCCTTTCCAAGGCGAACAGTAGAAAGTAAGGGTGTGATCAACAATTGTGGCTCTGCAGCCTCTCTTAGAGTGCGAGAGATAACTTTAGGGAAAAGTGCTGCTGCATCTGGTGATGCAAAAGCTTCCTTGACAGTAACTCTGTTGTCTTCGTCGATGTACCCATCCTCTGATAATGCGTTTTCCCAAGCTGGGAGTCCTGAAAGGAGTTCTTGGATTGTTTTACTCATCTTAGGGTTTTCCTTCTTTTCTTTTTATTATAAGGTTAGGTTGACGCGGAATGCGCCAATGACATTGTTTACATCCAGGTTTGAACGGATGCCCAACTTGCCGCTATATGGACCACTTTGCGTGATTTCAAAAACGGTTTTGAGAGCGCCCGGATCTGAAGGCAACTGCATGTAGGAGAGGAGGCCGTCATCAAAATTGGTGGCGAACTTCTCTACTTCAATTACCTTACCAACCTGCAACCATGGGTATGTACCACAGTCACCAGCTGATAATGCTCTTGGGCGACCCATAAAGTCTGGAGCAATCAATGAGCCAACTGTTACGTCGTTATTGATACCATTGACCATTGGGTACTCTACGTATCCATGAGTGATG